CGCAACACTGACAGACCACCCGCACAACGACCGCGTGGTTGACCCTTACGTTGACGAGCGCACGTACGACCCGTTTACGTCCGGCACGTTCTGGACAAAGTGGCGGGCGCGCAATCCTTTTTATGTGAACCGTAAAATTGTTTACATCACCGGCTATCTTGATGAAACCGGCCAGATTGTTGACGAGATTTCACGTACGTTCTTTATCGACAAAATGGAAGGGCCGGACGCAAAAGGCACGGTGAAGATAACCGGCAAAGACGTATTATCGTTTGCTCAAAACTCCAAAGCTAAAGCGCCGTTTGCGTCTACCGGCAAGCTGCTGGCTGACATCTCAGCGGTAGCGACTTCGGCAACACTTACGCCAGCTGGCATCGGTGATGAAGAGTACCCAGCAAGCGGGGTTGGTCGCTTCGGCGGCGAGACTGTGCCGTTTACGCGAACAGGCGACGCGCTGACAATAACAAGGGGCAGCGCTAAAGCCGAGGCGCACTCGGCGGGCGATGTGTTCCAGCTTTGCTTGGAGTTTGACGCCAAAACCCCTTCCGACATTCTTTACACACTGCTAAACACTTATGCAGGCATAGACGCGGGATTTCTCGACAAAGCCGGATGGGATGCAGAGGTTACGGATTATTTGCCGCGCCTTTATTCCGCGCTTATCACTGAGCCTACCGGCGTATCAGATTTAATTGGCGAGCTGACTGACCAGATGTATTTCTATATCTGGTGGGATGAGCGCGCTGACCTTGTTAAATTCCGTGCGGTTCGCCCTGCTGAGGGTGACACTATTTACCAGCTTGACGACAGTAGACACCTAATAAAAGACAGCATAAAAGTAGCTGACTTAACAGACCAGCGGCTTACACAGGTTTGGGTTTATCATGCCTTGCGTGACCCTACGAAAGACTTGGAAGAGGCGCAAAATTACGGTGCGCTTGAGATTATCGGCAACGACAAAGGCGGTATAGATCAGTACCAGACAGAAAAGGTAAAGGTTATTTATTCTCGATGGATTTCCGGCATCAACACGGCGGCGGCGGTTGATCTTGGTAATAAGATTCTAGCCCGTTATGGCAACGTGCCAAGAGAAATAAACTTTTCGCTTGATGCAAAAGACCGAGATGTTTGGGTGGGCGCGTTTACTCAAATCACGTCGCGGCAGGTTGTTGATATTTTTGGGGAAAAAATTCCGCTAAATGCTCAGGTATTCAAGGCATCTGAAAAAAGTATCGGCACGACTTATGAGTACACGGCGCAGGAATTTACGTTCGAGGACTTCACGGGCAGCGACGAAGCGCTTGTTATTATCGGTGCTGACAGCTTCAATCTTAATCTGCGCGACGTGTTCGATTCGCAGCAAGGCGTAACACCGTCCGGAAAAGTGCGCGTGCGAATCAATAGTAATGTAATTGTCGGCAGCAACGACACCGGCACGCCGTCGATTGTGGTTGGTGACTGGCCTGTCGATGTTGACTTGTTTTTGGACATTTTATCTGGCGCGTATGTTGTTGGCGCGGGCGGACCTGGCGGCAGCACGTCAGCCGTTGTTGGTCGCGATGGCGGCGTTGCGATTCAGGCGGCGCGCCCAGTGACCGTTGATAACCTCGGGATTATCGGCGGTGGCGGTGCCGGTGGTGGCTTTGCTTCGAACAGCGGCGCATCCAGCGCAGCGGGCGGCGGTGGCGCAGGACAGGTTAGTGGCGCAAAAGGTACTGGCACGTTTGGTGCTGATGGCGGCTCAGAGCCATCGGCTGGCGGCCTAGAGGCAGGCGGCGTGCGAGGCACAGCGGCAACTAAGGTCGGGGGTAATTACTATTTATCTCACGGCGGCAAAGGTGGCGACCTCGGGCAGGACGGCGACAAGGCTACAATCGGGACTGTTCTTTACGACGGCGGCATGGCAGGCGAGGCTGTAGACGGCGTATCATTTGTCACATACATAAACAAAGGCGACGTTCGCGGCGCTGAAATAAACTGATTTCAACGAGGGTAATACGATGGCATTTTCACCTTGGCAGCATTTTGTAACAGACGAAACAGGCGCGATTGACCCGACCGCAGTTGTCACCGTTCGGCTTGAGTCTAGCGGCGCGCTGGCGACAATTTACAGCGATGCGGCAGGTTCGATAAAGGGAAATGATTTCACTGTCTCGATTGACGGGCTTGCTCGATTTTACGCGGCGGGTGGCGATTATAAAATTGTCATTAACGAAGGCCTGCCAACGGAAGTTTCGTTCCGTAACGTGAAAATCGGAGAGGCCGCAGGGCTAGATAAGGTCGATGTTATCAGAAAAGCGGACACCTTGACCGCACTAAAAACATACACTGGCCAATCTGACGGCCAAGCCGTTGAGATCACAACAACGGGCCGCGCAGGTCTTTTCCGCTGGACGCTTGGAGATTTCTCGGCTGAGGTTGCGGCGGATACGCAAGAAGGTGTCTACGCTGTAGGTTCTGGTGTTGCAGCGACGTTCGGCGCGTGGGTTCGGCAGCACGGGCAAGCGGTTACAATCAATCCCGTGGTTAAAACTACGTGGTTCGGTGCTGTTGCAGATAGTGGTACAACTGATAACTCTCCGATTGTTCAAGCCGCCATTGATTTTGTTGGCATGACAGGCGGCGGCAGAGTGCATACGCCAGCCGCTGCGAACGACGGGGACTATTGGTTAGACTCTGCAAGCGTTGATGAAGCGTGTGTGTGGGTTAATTATGACAATATAACGCTTTCAGGTGACGGTGCAGCATCGCTATACAAGACGACTAATAACGCTCATGTGCCATTCCATTTTTCATCTGAGCAAGATTTGACGGTTCAAGCTGGTGGTACTGAGCTGACTAATTTTGAGGTCTATGGTATCCATGTGAAAGGAACAGGGGTTTACCAAAATTTCGTTTTAGCGAAAGGTCGAGGAATCCTTTTCCGCAATGTTAAAAACGTGTCGGTTCATGATTGTCATGTTTCAGACATGAGTATGATTGGTATTGTTGCAGAAGGCGGCGACGGTTATTTCAAAGTGGAAAGTAATCAAGTTCACGGCTGCAAGTATGGTTCTATAAATTATAACGGTCGGTGCTACCTAAGTCTGATTTCTAACAATATATGTTCGGGCAGTGATGGTGATGTAAACTCCCTAGCTATTCAGGCCACAGGCCCAAGTACAATCTCATTCAATCAGGTTTACGGTGATGTCTTAGACCCTTCTGTTTGTGGCGGCATAAGCTGGGGCGAAGGAAATTATGATGGTATCGGTGGTATCCATGGAAATACAGTCAAGCACTGTTCGTTTGGAATTAAGGCGGTGTATCACGGCTCCTGCAACATAACAGGTAATACGCTAATAAATTGCATCGGACAAGGCGGAATATCGTTGATTGGTACGACCACCGGCAGCTTTACTGTTGCAAACAGTGACAACATCGCAGCGAACAACCTGATTATTAATTGCTCCCCATACGGCATCGACTGCTCTTCTGAAGACACGTTGTTTACAGGAAATAAAATCAGAACATTCACGCCAGTAACAAACCCATCTGCGAGCACTGAGCCAGATTACATTGGGACAGTAACAACTCAGCGCGGCATTCGTATACGCGCAGAGGGATGCGCGGTGGTTGGCAATTATTTGTCCGGCTGTGTACACGGATTAACCACGACAATCCTTCAAAAAGATGGAATCATATCTGGCAACACATTTAAGAATAATACCCAAAATTATTCTTTAGAAAGTCAGACGGCTGGCACTATCGCGGCATCGGGTGTTGCGATAATTGAGCGCGAACAGTCTTCTCCAGACACATTCAGAGAAAGAATCTTTCGGGCCTCAAGGCCGCTACAGGGATACTTTGACCTTTCTAGCGAGTGGACAGACCCTACGCCCACGATTGGTTCGCCCGTTGGTGAAATTGTATTGCACGCCAAGCAAACAACGGCGGCAGTAGGCGAGCCGTCTGGCGAGACTGTTATAGAGCTGACAAGTGCTACTAGTTGGTTTGCGAGTGCCACGGCGACGGTTTGCGGTATTGAGCTAGATAACGGTGCATGGCATTGGACAACGGTTACAGCAGTTGCATCACCGAATATAACTATCGGTACTGCGATTCCTGTCGGCAGAACCGTGGCGGTAGGCGCATCTGTTATTTATAACTCGTGGCGGCCGCTTGCTAATGTCGCGTAGCTCCTGGCTTTGTAAATCGGCAGTGTGGGGGCGAAACAATCTTGCGTTTTTGCGTGCTGCGGCGGTATCGGTTTTGGCTGATTGCGGCGTGAGATATTGGCTCCAAGAGAGCATAAAAAAGCCCCGTCAGTGCAAACCAGCGGGGCTTTTTCTTGAATTATATACCCAAGATGCCGGTATATACCCAATGCGTTAGCGGTTAGTAACCTGTAACGCCTTTTATTTGGCTCCGCCTGCTGGGCTCGAACCAGCGACCCAATGATTAACAGTCATTATTTCTATCGGCCACATTCATTATATTTATCAGCACCTTAGCACCTGCCATTTTGGGTATATATTTTCACCCTCAATGCCTGTAAGTCACTGTTTTTTGGTGTTTGTCTTGCGGGATATACCCAAAGGTTTAACCATGTCAGGGGCCGTTCTGTAGCCTCTGGTCGTCGCCGTCGTTTCATGGCCTAGCGCCTGCTGTGCATCGAGCAAACTTGAATCGCTTGCGGCTTTGCCTCTTAGGTCGTGCTCGGTGAATTTGACGCCTGCTTTCTTTTTCCAGCGTTGCCACATTGATTGAAAGCCATCCGCCCGACCTGTAGCGGCGTTGTAGTAACTCTGGCCGCTGCGCTGGGCGAATAGATAAATGCTGCCGACACTGCGCGGCAATGACTTGAGCTCGTCGATAATTGCGCGCAGCTCAGGTGTCCAACTGAAAATCAACTTCTTTCCCGTTTTCTGCGTCCGCCTGAAAATCCCTTCCTCGGTTATGTTTGGCCACGATAGCTGCAACATGTCCGCCTGCCTCAAACCCGTCTCCAGCTTTAGGTCAACGTAGAGCTGCCATTTACGCTCCAGCACACCATAAAACCTATTTAGATTGGCATCGGTAACGTATTCCCGCTTAGGCGCTCCAGCGGCCTTGTACTGCCCTATGAGCGGGTTTCGATCAATCATTCCAATACGCACGGCATAAGAGAGCAGGGCGGATAAAACGCGCACGTCATGCTTGCCGCCCTTAATGTTATCGGCATATTTGTAGGCATGGGCTGGCGTTATCTGTGACGGGTGAAATTCTTGGAACGCGCCTTCAATTTTGGCGAGCGATCGCAAGTATCCCGTCTGCGTTGTGACCGCCTTGGTAGGCACGACCTTTGATCTAAAATCATGGATAAGCTGGCTCATGGTCGAAGGCGTCGGCACATCAAAGCGACTCATAATCTCAGACCATTTGCGATGGGCCTCACTCAGTGTCGCACCCAAAACGATGCGGCGGCGGTTGCCACCAAAGGCATCGTGACCGGCAACGCTTGGCGGAATCTGGTAATAAATCTTCCCGCCGTGCCACTCCCAGCGCTGGGGCAGTGACCTGTTATTTTTGTTCGTTCTCTTGCGGGGAGGCATTAGATTCTTAGCTCCGGTCTGCGCTCAATTTTGATACCGCGCTTTTGATAGTACGCCCGCCGGTCAACAGATAGCGAGCCGTCCGCACGACGCTCTGCGCTAACGCCCAGGTTCTGGATTAGCCATCGCTGCTGTGCGCTCGGCTGAACGTATCCGGTTATCTGCTTAATCTCGTCATCTGTTAAAACGATTGGCTCATTCATCTAGTTCTCCTTCCGTCGCACAGCTCGCAGACGTGGCGCTCGGGCTTTGGCTGATCTTCGCGACGCTTGCGAAAATGGCAGGCAGCAAAGAATAGAAAATCAATTACCATGATTCCTAACAAGGTAAGTAAAACGAACTTATTAGCGCTCATCGCTAGATCGCTCTCCTTTTAGGTGTTCCGGATCCCAGTCAATCAAGTGAACGAAATGAAGCTCACAACATTTCTGAGCCGTCCTAAATGGGAACCCTCTCAGGTTGCTCATACGTTCTTGGCCTTTCTTTTCACACCCATAAAATGACGAGCCGTACTCAGCCCCATCCGATTGATCCACGCAGTGAGCACAGTTCTCACAAGAGGCAATCACGGGTTTACCTTTAAGGGCGGGTAAGTGTCCGGCGGGAATATCGCTGCCACTCATAAATTCTCTCCTTCGCGCAGGCTGACAGCTTCTTTGATCGCATCCATTAATACTGCAAAATTCCATGCGGCTTTTAGGCTATTTTTCTTGCGGTATTCGTCCTGCTTGATAGCGCAGAACTCGATCAGGTCATGGGTAGTTACCCGCGACTCCAGCTCCGCGATGCGCTTTTGACTCTCAATATTAACGGCGGCCCAGTCTGTTCCTCTGAGTTCTTGGATTGTTGTTTCGAGGATTTTGCTTTCTGTTTTTAGCTCGTCAATTTGCTTGTCTCTCTCGATGAGCGTTTTTGCTTGGCCAAGCGCCATTTCTGTAGCCTCGACAAGCTCCGCCTTCAGCCGCTCTATTTCCCCGCCCTGTTCATTAGGTCGTGTTATGGCTTCATTGAAGCAGGCTTCGTCGCTGAAGCGGTCGTCCAACGGCATCCATGCCTTACTTAATGAGCCATAAAACCAAATTTTTCCCACAGCATCTTTTTTAAGCCACGGGCAAGACAGTGCCGGGTTATACCTTTGCGCCCCTTCCGGCGCTTCGTCCCAGTTAGGATTTGTCATTGGTGGCTCCTTTTTGCTGATCTTCATCCCCAGAATTAACTTCACCGCCTAGTTCTTGGACGATCTTTTCCACTCGGATACACCAGCGCCTATACGGAGAAGGTGGCCCTAAAATCTCGAGTAGTTTCTGATGGGCATCGACTACCGTTTTCCCTATGATTTCTGCGGGCAGCTCAAGATCCCACCTGACTTTGTAGTAGTCATCATCGCTTGCAGACACATAACGCATATGGAATCTGGTAACGTATCTTTCTAGTTCGTCACTCACACCCCACCCCCTACGAATGGAACAAGCGGTGTGGCATAGCCCAGCATCAAAGGGTGTTTCGGGTCGCCGCTGGCAGTACGACCAAAGCACATGACCGGCTTTGCGGACGCCAGAAGCCATTCTCCAAGACAGTCAATATATTCGTGCAGACCAGCTGGCACCTTTGACCTGCTCCCCCAACACGGCACCAGAATATCCGCGTCTTCGATGATGTCGAAAAGTCGCGAACCGTTGTCTTTGCCAATCGGGTCGGCGACAGAGGACAACTCCTTTACATTCGTGGCGCGGAAGGCAAAAACATTTCCAACGATGAAACTGCTGCCGCCATTGATCTTCGTGAAGCCAATCATTTTTCGTATTGTTGCGTCGTTTTGGGTGGCGTCAGCGGTGCTCGGGTTGATACCGAAATATGCGATTATCTTTCCGCCCATCTGCACGTCACGCTCGAGCCGATAACGGTATTCCCCGCACGAACTGATAATTGCACTCACTTCCCACCCCCTTGCGGCTGCGGCTCGACTTTTAGAGCGCGCATAAATGCTCGCGCAGCGTGGGCAGAAATTTCGCCGTTTGTTATGGCTGTGGCTAACACGCCTTCCACCGCTTTTAATGTTTCATTCGTCAAGTCTTCTGCTTGCGGCTGCGGGGCGGCTGAGAGCATGTCGTCTCTGCACTGGTGGTACCCATTAACCCATGCAACAGCCTCGTTGTTGCCGAGTTCCGGCGGTGCGTCAGCGAATCCTTTTTCTTCCGGCACCGCAACAGGTGGCGGGGGGGTGAACAGTTCTCGAATAGGAATCCCCGCCGCCTCGGTATTAGCGCGGTGGTCCTTAATGCGGTCGTCACCGTTCCACCATTTACCATCTTGGTAGAATTGCCATGTCACCACTTCCCCACCATTGGCGCTAAGGGCGGCGCGGATAATGTCACGCTCTGTGTCCCAGCCAAGGTATACGTCAACTACCTCTAATCTTTTGTGCATAGCATCTAACGCCTGCTCTGGTGTCATGTCAGTCATTGCTGGACTCCTTGTGGGCTTGGTGTCAATGCGATAATCCAGTCTTGAAGCTGTTTCAGTTGCGGTGACCAGTAAGCACTTTCGACATACGTGTACAGCTTCGGATAATCGTGCTGCTTACGTGCAATGAACCACTCGGCATCCGCTTTGGTTAAGTGAGTGGAAACGACTTTTTCAACTTCTTGGACGTGGATAAGTCTCAGGTCGTCGGGAAGGTCGCCTTCATCGAGATCAAAGTAGTCGAAGCAATCTTTCCAATCATCAACCTCGTCGTCATAACTTTTTGACCGATCAATACACCATTCTTCGTGGTTCTCGATTAGATAATCCACAAGCTCCGATAAGGGGTTGAGCGAGCTATAAACAATGCCTTCTTCGCCACACACCTCAACGTGATGCTCTTTGTATCCTTCTTTTGTAGGCAGGTATTCGGTTGTTCTGACCTGCCAAAATGGGTGTGCCGTGCATCGGTTAGGCTGTTCACTCATCTGCTTCGACATCTCAAGAAGCCAGTCCGGTATTTCAACCGATTTATTCAAGTCACTCATCACCACTTCCTCCGGTTCTTGCCTTTGTTATTGATGATCAAGCCGCACTCAGAAACGAATCAATGTTCATCATGTGCGGCTTGAATTCGATCACCCACACCCACGGATTTGCGTCCCAGTTTTTGTAGATGGAATTCCAAAGCCCTGAAAAACCTTCAACGTGTGGCACTGAGCCGCCGTCCGGTGCAACAAGAATTGGCTTTGCGCCCTCGGCCATCGCATCTTCCTCGCTAATGTCCTGCAATCTCTCAACGCGAACGCTCGTTATTTCCAGAGTGATGCGGCTTGCCCAGCGGGGCATGTGGATTGATGGCGTCCAGCCGCTGCGCTCTTCACCGTCCGAATCATTCCACTCTGGGCTAGGCCCGCCGTCTGCTCGGTACTCGCAGAACTCCGGCAGGTAGCAATCGTCCGGAGATGTTCCTTCTTCTATGAGAGGCCCGCCAAAAGTCTCACGCACATAAAGCAGGTCGCCAACAGCACCGTGGGGGCAGAGAGCGAGAATTTCCTCCATAGCATTCGGGTAAATGTATCCCGCCGGATAAAGCGCCTCCGAATCAAATTTGTTCGCTGGAAAAACAAAATTAGGCATGATGTCGGATAGCCTTGGTTGATGCTTAACGGGCCGCCGTGTATGCGTCTTCCGTCCTTCAAGAATCGCCCGCACCATTTCGCCGTTGAATATCATTGGCCTTGCTTTTCTATTGCTGCTCACTGGCGCTCTCCTTCCTGAATAATCGTGCATCCACATCGTTAATCCATTCCTGCCATCGCGGATCAGTCGAGTCGTTTACAGGCGCGACGCATGTTCCAAGCGGGCAGCCTTTGCACAACTTGTGTGAATCGCAGTGCTCAACCAATCGTTTCGGGACGCTCGCCATCAGAATGGTATATCGTCATCAAAATCATCCGACGGCGCCGGTGTCTGCGCAGGTGCCGAGTAGCCACCCTGTTGCTGCGCTGGGGCGCTTTCCTGTCGCCCGTCGAGCATCTGCATCTGGTCAGCAACAATCTCGGTGCTGTAATGCTTCTGCCCGTCCTTTTCCCACATGCGAGTGCGTAGGCTGCCTTCGATATAAACCTTGCTGCCTTTCTTCAAATACTCGCCCGCAATTTCAGCGAGCTTGTTGAAGAAAACAACTTTGTGCCATTCTGTTTTTTCCTGACGTTGGCCGGTGTTCTTGTCCTTCCAGCTCTCAGAGGTGGCTACGGCGATATTCGTCACCGCTCCGCCGCTTGGCATAAACTTTGTCTCAGGTTCTCTGCCTAAATTGCCAATAAGAATTACTCGATTAACTCCTGCCATAAATATTCCTTAGTTGATCAAACGGTTTTTGTACTCTTCGACAAGCCCGTTAAATTCGAGCAGGCCGGTTTCCATTTCTTCTATAAATTCGTCGTTACGTTCGCGGCGAATCACTTTCATGTCCTTGCCAATAATTTCTAGGGCAGGGCAGTACAGGCAGAAGTCCCAATACTTGCGGCCAGTAATCCATAAGCCGCCTTGGATTTGGTATTCGCACTCTTCGGTCGATTCATCAAACAGAATTGGGCGCAGCTTTTCCGGTGCGATAAAACATTTGTATTCAGCGCCGCCATCGTTATTGATAAAACCGTCTGCGCTTGCGCCAAACAAGCGGTCATCGGTGCAAACAAATCCAGCCTCATCGACGGTTACGCCTGATTTAATTTCGTGAAGCGAGCGCGCCAAAGGCTCAAGCTCGCGGCCACGCTTCATTGCAAAAGTGTCGAAACCGCCTTCGTCTAACGTGTATCCGCTAATCCGCTCTACAGCCAGACGGAAGGCGTAATCTTCTGCCTTGGCGCTAAACCCGCCCTTGTTCTTTCCAGACTTCAAACGCTTGCAGCACTCAGCAAACATTGACGCCGTGATAACCCCTGCGCGGTCTTGCAGCCATTCCGTCGTGCCTTGCTCGCTCGTGTAGATAATCATGCGCTTAGCTCTTTCTTGCGGGCTTCCTTGGCGGCATTAAGGCGCTTGCGGTCGTCTGTTGACGTGAAAGCTGACCAGCTCATTTCAAAGGTTGCGCGCAATTGGTTTAAGTCGCTGGCCGATTTCAGGTTTTCGATAGCCTCCATCAATTCGGACAACTCAGAAACGTCCGAACCTTGCCCGTCATCGTCGCCAGTGCTGATATTGAGAAGGGCGCACAGCGCGTACCGCTTGCCATAGCTGACAGATGACCCAATGGCCTGAACGGTGTTCTTGTTGCCGCTGGTGTCGTTAGGTACGCTTAGCGTTGATTCTTGAGAGTGTCCCTGACGGTGCGATAAAACCGCCGTGACGTTTACCACGTTGGCCTCTTGCGATGTTTTGAACGTCACCGCAAAACCGTGGCGCTGCAGGGCGGGGCGGATCGTTTTATTTATCTGCTCAAGCGTCGCGTATTTCGCGTTGTTATGGCCCTTGCCATCCTCAATGACGGTCGGCAGGTCTGCCTGCATCGCCGCCATATCAGAATTGAAAGCAATCATGGCATCACGGTTTAGAACGCGCTCTTGCATATCTAGCAGGCGCTCCATCTTGTCCATGTCGGCATCTGGGCTTAACGCCACGCGCTCAATCATTGAGATAAGCGGAGAGGCATCACCATGTCTATGCTCGCCGTCTACCATTTGGGCTTCTTGTTTTTGCACTAAATCGTTCATGGCACTCGCTCCTAGTAGAAAATCTTCACGCTGGGCACCTTGCCCATCGCAATGGCTTTGATGGCCATCTCGGCAGACTTTTCATCCATGCCAGCCTGAATAAGAGCCTCCTTCGCCGCCTTGTTTACGGCTCGCTTGTGAGCAACATTCGCTTCACGCGTCGCCGCTTCGTCTGCGACTTTCTTTTGTTCTGCTGCGATGCGCTGGCGCTCTTGCTCTGCCGCCTGCTCTGCGCGGCGCTCTGCCTGCTCGGCTTGCAGCTTCAATTCAAGTTCGCGCTTTTCTGCTGCTAGTCGCTCGGCATTTGCTGCTCGTTCAGCCTCTACCTTTTCGATCTCCACGCGCTGGCGCTCTTGCTCGGCAACTGCTGCGGCTTCGCGCTGGGCCTTCTCGGATGCTTCCCGTGCGATGGTCGCCTCGCGCTCTGCCTGTGCTCGTGCCGCTTCTTCTGCACGCAACCGCTCAAGCTCTGCGGCTTCTGCTTCACGCTTAACAGCAATCGCTAGAGCTGGCTCTAGTCGTGCTAACGCGGCTTCTTTTGCTTTGTGTGCTGCTGACTCAAACTCTGCAAACGATTCGTCAATTTTCGAGCCTTTAACAAACTCGATCATCTGGCCGATTGCGTTAGAGTCCAGGTTCTCGCTGCTCAGATCGTCAAGCTCAGCAATGCGCGCCTTGATTGCCGCTACGCGCTGCTCTTCTTCCAGTTCCCACTTTGTAAGTGGCTCGCGGACTTCTTCCTTCCACACGTCGAGCAGGTCGCGCATACGCTTGCGCTCACCGTCGATGCGCTTTGGCACATCTTTAAGCTCTGCGACAAGCTCCTTGCCGTGCGAGTCAAGCGAGGTTTTAATCTTCGCCACCTTGTAAGCAATCGAAGCAATCGCGTCGCGGCCCTTCTTCGTTGATACGTCTGGATTGAAGGTGTCGATTTCATCACGCACTTTCTGCAAATACGGGTCTAGTCCGTTAGCCGCCGAAAAGACTTCGATGGCGCTTTCTTTTGGAATTACGATCAAATCATTCATGGCAGCACCACCTCTTGAAATAGTTTGTAGTGCGCGAATTTTGCGAGCGCAGAAATCCGTTTCCGCATGGGCGCAATAGAACGCTTGGCGGTCAGGCGACGGAAAAACTTTTCTGTTTTCTCGCGGCGCATGTCCTGAATTTGTTTCAAGTCGGACGTGTTGCTGATCCGCTTTGCCATTGGTTTCTTAAACATGGTCATTCCCCTTAATCGCACACGCAGGTTTCGCACTTGCAGTGTTGTTTGGCCCGCTCTGCGTCTTCTGCGTCAGACTTGGCGGTGATAACGAAGTGCCAATTTGGCGCCTTCTCGATAACTTCGTTGCGCAGCGTGTCGGCATACTCGGCAACCTTGGCGTGCCATTTTCGATCCGGCGTGGCTGCAAAAAGGGCCAGAGTTAAAGCGTCGTAGTCGTCAACGCTCCCGTCTTCAATCGCGGCTTCTTTTTGAAGAAAGGTTCCGTAGTTGCCCATTACTCGGTAGAACGAATCTAGGCAGGCAGGGCGGGGCATTTCGGCGCGATAAATCCAGAGGGCCATCATGTAACGGCGCGCCAGTAGCTCCAGCTCAGCGTCATTCCAGATCTCTTCAAACGTGTAAGCGTCGAAGGTTTCGAGAATGGAAATCAGCTCTGCTTCGCTGCTGTCGATCCGCACCAAGCTGTTCATAAGCCCCCCGCCTGAATAACGCCCCAGAGAGTGAAGAGAAGGCTTCCTGAGATAAGCGCTGATCCAAGTAGCAGGATCGGCGGCAATTCCTTAAATGGGTTTTCGTTGGCGTCCATGTCTTTGCCCTGTTGCGTTGCTGATCTCTTAACGTGGGATCAATAGTAGCGCTGCTATTATTAACGGTCAATAGCATTGCTAATAAAATTAGAAAGTAGTCCCAATATGACCGAACAGGTTGAAGCTAAATTATTGGCAAGATGGGGGAGGCAAGATTCTCGGGCACAAAAAAGCCCGCGCTAGGCGGGCCGCTGAATCGTCAAAGTCTTATCACATGGAAAATAGCACTAAGGGGGTAAGTGTTATATCACCAGTCCTCTTCAATCTCTTGAGTCAGGATACAATCGGATATGACCGCAGAGCGCTGTTCTAGCGCGGCCTGCGACTTTTTCCAGCCCGTCCCCCACATCTTTTGAAGGGTTATGTAGCCGTTGGCCATATCGTTATATGACTCTATATCGCTAACCTTTATTTTGAATCGCTGATCTTTGGCGGCGACAGTGAATCTTGCTCTCACCAGCTTAGCAAGCATGGCTGATGTGTACTCTGTGTGGATCACGGCGTATGCAGTATTAAGGCTGGTTGCCGGTTCTACGCCGTCAGCGTGGTTTCCGGCAGTGGAGCGCAAGCACTCAAGGGCGCGGGCAGTAATGTCCTCTGCGCTCATGCCTGGCGCTTCCTTAACGTCACCATTGATGGTGGTTAGTTTATCAACTGCTAGCGAGACTGACGGCAAAGCCATTGCGGCAATAATCAACAGTTCTTTTCTCATAGTGATGTTGTCTCCATTTTTGTTTGTTATAGCTTCCTAGCATTCCAAGCCAAAAGCACTCTTCCCATCACGCTAAATTGGCCAAGGTCGCCGTTTGCGATGGTATAAGGCTCATAGTTCTTATTGTCGGAAATCATTAGCAGGGACCCGTCTGGTCTCCTCTGTAGTCGTTTAATGAATACTTCGTCCTTCAGGCCAAGCACATAGATGGCGTCAATCTTAACCTCCGCAACACCTCGGTCTACGAGCAGCACATCACCATCATTGAATGTGCCTTCCATGCTGTCACCGAATGCTGTGATAAGGGCAAGGTTGTTCATATTGCTTGGGTTGACGTTCTGTCTGAGCCAGCTTCGACTAACGCGAATCGTTTCTATGATGTCAGGGTGCTGGTTTTGCAGTTCTCCGCTACCCATTGATGCGCGCACGTCGAATTTGTGTATAGCAACAGTATCTTCTGATGCAGTGCTGTAAGGCTGGGCGCTCATTTCTCTAAGCTCCATTCCTTCGGTATCAAGCTTATGGCGGCCTTGCGTCCAGTCGATCCTATCGGCCAATACAGGCTTTATCTCACGAACATCTACGCGAAGTATGCGGGCGAATTCAATGACAATGGGATCGTTCAGCGGAATCTTGCCGTTGATGTATTGCCCCACAGCGCCCTGTGTAATCCCCATTTCTGCGCCAACCTTGTCCTGATTTAATTCAAGCACAGACTTTTTGGCATTCCAGATTCTCTTCAATCTGTCCGCCCACTCCATTTCTTCCGATGTCAGATTTCTGCGTTTGCTCATGGGGCGAGCATATAAGCGCCGCTTATCTTTATCCATTAGCATAGCTATTGCATTTCATAATAGCAGTGCTATTATTCAGGTCGGAGGTAATCATGAATCTAATCCTTAAAGCCATTGATGTTTGTAAGACGCAAGAGGCTCTGGCCGAGCGCATAGGCGTAAGTCAGGGCTTTGTTAGCCAATTAGCGCGTGGCGTTCGACCTGTTCCCCCTGGCTTATGTCGCCGGATAGAAGAGGCGACCGATGGCGCTGTTACATGTCATTCGCTTCGGCCTGACGTATTTGGGCCTAGTGCCGCCTAGCCGCCAGATAACTTTGCGCGGCTTTTTATTTGGCTCCGACTTATGGATGAAAGTGGACGAAATCAGATGAACGAGAAAATCCAATTATCTCTAAATTTCGACGCTGGGCTGGTTAGCAGCTATGCCACATGCCGCGAGTACGTTGCTGCTCGCGTGCATCAACAGGGAAGGCCACAGAAGGCGATTGCCGCCGATATGGACCTATCCCCAAGCCATCTATCACGGAAGCTTTCTCAGAGCCCAGACGACTCTAGCAGACTCACTCTTGACGATTTCGAGCACTACATCGAGACGCAAGGGGATGTTCAGCCAGTTCTGTACCTAGTTGAAAAATACCTAACGAAAGAATCAGCCGATGAAATCGAAAAGCAAATTGAGGCGCTTCGATTGAAGGCTCAACAGATTAGGCAGTCAGCCTGATTGAGAAGAAGCAGAAATGAAAAAGCCCCTGTGCAAAGGGGCTATTCGGTAGGACTTAAACACAATCTAACGAGAAGGACTTAATCATGGCACATCAAACGAAGGGGGGCAAGTAATGGCTAGAGCCAGAAATATAAAGCCCGCCTTTTTCAAGAATGAGCACATTGCAGACATGCCCCTTCATGCCCGCTTGTTATTCATTGGGCTATGGACATTGGCGGATCGCGAAGGCCGCTTGCAAGATCGCCCCCGTAAGATTTGTGCTGAAATTTTCCCCTATGAGGCCGTTGATGTAAGCACGCTTCTTGATTGCCTTGAGCATGGTTCATTCATAACCCGTTATTGCGTCAACAACGAGCCATTCATACAAATATCAAACTGGCACAAACACCAGAACCCGCATCACAAAGAAGTTGAGAGCGAAATCCCCGATATAAAACAACAGGATAGCCGTGCTTGCGCCAAGCATGAATCAAGCATGAATCATGAACAAGTCAAAGAGAACGCTTCTTGTCCCACTGATTCCCTTAACCTGATTCCTGATTCCTTGATTCCTGATTCCCTTCAATCTGATTCAGGTTCATCGATCGATGAACAATCGGCTCCGCCTCAATCGAAAACGCCAAAAGCTGACAAACAAAATCGATCAACTCAAATACCTAACGACTTCGAGCCTAGAGACTCGCATCGAAGGTTGGCAGGAGAGCATGGCGCATCCCTTGATGATGAGGTGAAAAAGTTTAGAGACCACTTCAAGGCAAACGGCAAGCGAATGAAAGACTGGGACGCCGCCCTGAACAACTGGATACGACGGTCGGGCGAGTTTAGGCAAGGCAAGCCAAAGCAAAGCGCATCAACCGGATTTAACGAGCGCGTCTACACGAGCCACACACCAGCTTGGGCAGAGGAGGATTGTGATGAATAGCGCATCTGATCTAAAAACTGAAACTCGCGCTGCGTCATGCGAAAAGCACGGCGACTACACGGCTAACGTGGTGGCCTTACTCAGCTCTGAGATTGTTTCGAGCTGTCCTGTGTGCGAAGCAGAAGAGGCTAAAGCGAAAACTGAAAAGCAGAAGTCCGATCTTGATTATCGGGCGAAGCAGGCGATTATCTCGATTGTTCCGCCTAGGTTTCATGGCTGCACGCTGGAAAGCTACCAAGCCGACACGAAAGAGCAACGCCGCGCATTGGCGATATGCAAAAAATACGCGAGCAACTGGGATTCTCGTCGCAAGGCTGGCGGCTGCCTAGTGCTGTGCGGAAAACCTGGCACAGGCAAGACGCACCTAGCGGCAGCGGTGATGACTAGCGTGATTCCGATGTGTATGCCGGAAAACAATGGCTGGGGATCAATGCCATCGGTTATCTACGCGACCGCCATGCAGCTAACACGCGCCGTAAAATCTACTTACGCGAAAGACTCGCAAGAAACTGAGTCGCAAGTGATCGCGAGATATTCAGAAGCAAATCTTCTTGTCATTGACGAGGTGGGTGGAAATCGAAACACCGACGCCGAGCTGCTGATTTTGCAAGAGGTTATCGACAACCGTTACCAGCGCGTTCTACCAACCATCATGGTTTCAAATCTTCCAGAGTCTGAGCTTACCGATTACATCGGAGAGCGGGCGCTTGATCGCATGTACGACAACGGCGGTGCTGTTATCGCGTTTGACTGGGATAGCTACCGGAGGGCGAAATAATGAAAACAAACGTATCGCAATCAAGCCACATTCAAAGAGAGCGGATTCTGGAAATACTTTTCAACTCCAAAATTGGCATGACGCGCAACGAAATAAACGAAGAAACACGGATGTCGGACAAGGAAATAAAAATTCAATCGCTTTGTCGCCGCATCCCTGAGCTTTTGGATACCGGCCTGATTGTTTACATAGAGGATCGTGAGTGCTCGGTTACAAATGCTAAGAATCAAGTATTTCGTCTATCGGGAAGAATGCGGACGGTTATCTCTCGGGAGCGTGCGAAGACGAGAAAGGAGCGGGCGGCATGATTGAAATAACAGAGCTGCAAATTGAGGCGCTCGAAAAAATGGCGCGCATGTCTCAAGCGGTAACGACGCTCGACAGTGAATCTTGCTCCGGCGGATGGGCGCTGCCCGACTCTATGGCTTGCCCTGAGTGTGGAGCGAAGAGTGACGGCGTTTGCGGTTATGACGGGGAGGCAGCATGAAAACAAAACTATTCGAGAAACGTAATTGGAAAGACCGCGATATTCGCGTTGGCGATGCCTGTGTGCCGTTTGATTATGACCGGAAAGTTTGGGCACTGATTGGCGGCTCGGTGACGAATAGCGAAGACGTTGCGTTTGACCATGCTTGCCGGATTAACGAAGCAATTGGGGGTGGCAAATGAATGACGCCAGATTCAATAGGACGCCTGCGTTTATGCGGCGTGCCTCTGAAATATCCAAGTCAGAACCGACGGTAAATGTAAGCGTTGAGCCGTGCGTTGTTGTTCAGAAGCCTATCCAGTCAGAAGAAGATGTTTGGCTCAAGGCTTGGATGGCTGTCGCAGCAGCAGAAAATTGCATAGATATAGCCTTACCGGAGAAATGGGCAGACGCCTGTGTAAAAGCCTTCAATCTTCGATACCGGAGACAGTCATGAGCGACCATCCCTCTCAAAAAGAAGTTGCAGAGGCCTACATGACCGGATGGGGCTGGGCGGATCAGGGCGAGGATAAATTTGGTTGCCCGTATCGTTCGTCAATTCGCAAAGAAAATATTTTGAAGGGCTGGTGGCTTGCCGGTTGGAATGATTGCGACATGGGGGTTGCGAAATGTGGGAAATGATTGATCGCCTTCTTTCTTGTTTATTTATTTTCGCTGTTTTCGTCGGCCTTGGCATTTACTCGCTGTGGATCATAGCGCTTGAGTATTCCCGCTGGTGTGGGCTGTTGTCATGAGCGTATCGAGAAAGGTTAGCGATTACGTCGAGATACAGAACGCAATCTACTGGCTGCGCGAAATGCTGAACAAGGGGCTTAGGGGCGGGCCTGCGGTTATCACCATCGGCAGAGAAAAGCGCTCATTAGATGCCAATGCGAAACTTTGGCCCATGTTAGAAGACGTTGCGCGGCAATGCCTACTCGTCATAAACGGCGAAAAGGTCAAGGCGTCGAAAGAGGATTGGAAAGTAATTTTCACTTCGTCTCTTTGCTCGCAAACACGGGTAGCAATGGGAATCGACGGCGGCGTTGTTTTTCTCGGTGAATCAACAAGCAAAATGAGTAAGCAAAAGTTTTCAGATTTGATTGAAGTGATTTACGAATACGGAGCGAACAACGACGTGCAGTGGTCAGAGAAGGCCGCAGCCGCTTACGAGGAATACAAGGAGGCGCAGCGATGACATACGATTTCGCATTTCAGGCAGTTCTATTTTTCTCGGTAGGCGCTGCTCTAATTTCGCTCTGGACGTTTTTCCTAACTCTTGGTTTATGGCTCTACTCACGCACGGAGGAGGGCAAAGAGATTTACCGGACGCCGCCAAAAATCCATTGGCTAGGACTGTTTCTTGCTGCTGGATTTGGCCTGCTGGCGTACTGCATGAAGGTGGCGATTTGAAGAAGAAGCAGTGTCCTGAATGCGAAGAATATTTTGTGACGGCTCGGCCGCTGCAAAAGGTTTGCTCTGTCACATGCTCAATAACGCGGAGTAGGGCGCAACGCATCGAGGCACAGAAGCGCCGCAAAGCCCGTGAGCTGCGAGACAAGAAGCAAGCCATTAAGACAAAAGGCCAGCACACGAAAGAGGCTCAGGCAGCGTTTAACGCATGGGTGAGAGAGCGAGATTACGACGAGCCGTGCATTAGCTGCCAGCGCCACCACAAAGGCCAGTGGCACGCCGGTCACTATCGGACAGTAGGCAGTCATCCTGAGTTGAGATTCGATAGCTACAACTGTCACAAGCAATGCTCTGCCTGCAACAACCATATGTCGGGAAATATCGTTGAGTACCGGATCAATCTTAAAGAAAAGATCGGCGCTGAAAAACTGGCGTGGCTTGAAGGCCCGCACGAACCGAAGAAATACACCATCGAGCAGATAATCGAAATAAAACGGCTATACCGAGAGCTGACTAGAAAAATCAAAAAGCAGCGGGAGGCGAAATGAGAGAGCACAGACTAACAGCACAGCGCAAAGCCAGCGAAGAAATTGCACGGCAGATCGAAGAGTTTGAACGCAACGGGGGAGTCATAAACAGAGTGGAAAACGGGGCAACAGGCACCACGGGCGGCCTGAACAGTTTCGTTACGGCAGCAGACCGCAAGCGCGCATCGAAGGGCGCAAAAAACTCACCGAGACGCATAAACTTTAACTGAGGGGCATCCGATGATTGCAGAAGCCAAGATTCATGAGCAGTTTGAGCAAGCCAGACAGGCGTCTCGCAGCAATGAGAGCCTTGCGGCGACTGAGATTATGATCGAGCAATTCTGCATATGGATACGTTCAGGCAGCGGCAAGCCCCGAGGCTATAAGTCGATTATGTCTAATGCCCTGAATATCGAAGGCGAGGGCACGGTTAAAGAGGCCATGATTAGCGATGAAGATGCGATGCGGGTTAATGCGGCATGGATCAAGCTTGAAGGCCGCCGCCCTGACGAATCTTGCGTGCTAGCTCTGTATTACGTGTATGAGTGGGACGTTAGAGCAATAAGCCGCAAGTGCAACGTATCCGCTGCCACGGTATCAACATTGAAGCGTGCGGCACTGAGTTTTATAGACGGGATTATTGACGAGTGATTCACCCGACAAGCGGTAACTAATAACCCTTGCACTTGTATCGTGTACGCGATATATTCATCTTATCGAAACGGCAAACAACAAACGCAAAGGGGAATGACATGGAATTATTTCACACTAGCCCAGAAGCGATCTCAGAAATCACAACTGACGGCATGTTTGGTGAATTCCTATTTTTCTCTGCAAGCGTCTATGCTATGAGCGACTACAAGGCTTGCTACAGTGTGGAAATCAGTGAAAGTGACATCATCGATGCATCTGATCTGTTCTATCACGAAAACGCTGAAAAGCTATCTGGATTTGTTTCTGATGTTCAGCGCATGACAGGCTGTGACGAAGATACAGCAGAGAGTCTTATTTCTCAGCTTGAAGATATTCACAGCATCGAAAGTGAAGTTGACGCACAAGATATGGCAAATATTAGCTGGGAGATTCAAAAGATCACAGCAAAGGCCGCAAAGGCGCTGGGCTTTCGCGGTGTTACAATGCAGGACGAGCAGGGGGCGTGCTACATGATAGACATGCTTGGAAAAGAGAACGAGCTTAATGTAATTGAGGATTGATATGTCACGCACAGATGCACATCGAAAAGCTGACGCTAAATATCGGGAAAAGCGAGTAAGAGTAGCGCTTGATCTTGACGTCGGCGGCGAAGATCTGGCCCGACTCGAACGTCTCGCGAAAACCTACGGCAGCCGGAAAGCGGCCATAATCGCTGGTCTAAAAAAACTGGACGAAAATTAACCCTTGACTGTTCAAACGAGATAGGCACAATTCATGTATTGTTCCGATTCCTGACCATGAAGCCCTGACGTTAATTCGTCGGGGCTTTTTTGTGGCCGGTCTTTCGGAATTTAACAACCCCCTATAACCAACCAAGGAGTGTGATATGCGAAAAGGCATTCATTACATGTTGCTGGCTGCTGCCATCATCTTCTCCGCGTGCGCCTCGATGTCCTTTGCTGTGAGTTCTGATTCGCTGGCTATGCCTGCCGATGAAGTGCTGATGCAGGGCAGCTTTGATGCGCCGCTGATCGTCGGTTTGTCCGGTGGAGCTGATCTGCCGGATAACTATATGCGTCCGGAGCGATCGATTAACGCTGATCGGCAGGCGAAATTGCCGGAAGAGAAATTAACGGACAACGTTACCGTTGCAATCACTCATGCCAAGTTTTTGCCGCTCGGGGGTGCGGTTGCCTATGGCGCTGCTACCCGACCGATTGGCGATGGCTGACGACATGAAAGATCGTCGCCCAGGCATCTAAGAAACCAAAATATAAGCGCCCTACGGGGCGCTCATATTCAGATGTCTTTTGGTTTTTAGACAGATGCCATCTGAATATGGATCAGTTTCCCCCTGCCGATGCCCTCACCAACCTAATCGGCAATCCCTCGCCGCCCTTCGGGGCGGCACCTAATTCAAGAGGTGCGTTGTGCTGATCTCTCTTGAGCGATTCGCCTACACGCCTGAAGGAACGTTTGGCCGGTTAACGGTCGGCGGCAATACGTTTTATACGGTTGAGCTGCCTTGGAAGGGCAATAAGCCTCGACAGAGCTGCATCCCTGAGAGTCGTTATCCGCTGAGAATGCGCGAATCGAACGTTGTTAGCCGGTCAAGCGGCAATGAGTTTACTCGGGGATGGGAGATATGCGACGTGCCAGACCGAAGCTACATAATGCTTCACCCGGGCAACTGGCCGTCTGACCTGCTTGGGTGTGTCGCTCCTGGTTTAACGTTCGGCGTTATCGGCGGGAAGATTGGAATCGGCTCTAGTCGCTCCGCCTTCCGTAAGGTTATGGCGGCGATCCCCGATGGCGAGCATGAGATAGAAATCTTTCAATACCACGCTGAATATTCCTGAGGTGACACTATGGATTTTATCAAAGAGCTAATCGCCAACCCAGAGCAAGCCGCTTTGATTTTGGCGGCCATCATCGGCACTGCGTCGCTTATCGGCAAGGCGCTGGTGGTTGTTACCGGCATCACGGCAAGCAAGAAAGATGACGTTTACGCGAGCAAGTTTGTAAAGGCTGTCGCATGGCTGCAAACAGCTCTCGATAAAGTCGGGCTAAACCCCAAGCAATGAAAATCCTCGCCTCGCTATTAGCTGTTCTCCAAGGACTGCTAACGGTATGGCAGTCATATCAGCGCAAGCTAAAGCAGAAGAGGGCATCTGATGAGCACAAAACTATTGACGATGACACTGATGCTGCTTTGCGTGATCGTAACTGGATGCGCGACGACGCCCCCGCAGACTATGTGCCCAAATCCTCCGGCACTCTCAGTGAAGAGTACAGCGCTCGGCTACACGATAAGCGAGAGTGACATGAAATCATTACTTCATTACGTGACTGATCTTGAGTATGCGGCGGACTGCAAGTGATAAGAAAGAAAAAGCCCTTACCTGCGCCAAAGATTGCTGGCAAGTGGTTGCTTTTGTTGTCGGGCTATGTGTTTTTATTGCTGTTGTCGGCGGCCTGTTTCTTTTCAGGTACATGTGGTGGCTGGTAAACGATGACGGCTAGTGCAGTAAATAAACTCGATGCAGCGCTGTCTGACATTTCCGACATGATAGCTCGTCGCACCGTCGGCAGTGCGCTGACCGAGATTCAGATTCAGATGATCCTGCGCGGCATGTTCGATCTGAGCAAAACGCCGTCATGGCTAAAGTCGTCAGATGGCAGGATGATCTATCTAAACCCCGCTTATACGAAAGAGTTTGGCAAAACGATGGCCGACTACGGCGGAGAGCGTGACTTTCACGAGTGGGGCGAGCCAATCGCTGCGGCCTTCTGCATCAACGACAGCCAGGTTATACGCACAAGAGAAGAGACAATATTTCACGAGCTAGCGCCGGTTGACGGCATAGAGATCATGCACGAGGTTAGAAAGCGCCCATTTATCATCGCCGGCGAGATCATAGGCGTAATCGGCGAGAGACTGAGGCGGCTAGATGTTAAGGGATGAAGACTTACGAGTTCTGCAGTCTGTTCACGCCGTTCTTGAGGCGATACGCGCAGAGCTGCGAGAAGAGCAGCGGCGAGGCGGCGAGACATCTACCGCGGTTGCTGTGATGAGCCAGAAGATCAAAAGTATAGACCTTCAAATCAAATCGCTGACTGAAAACGTCGCAAAACGCTCAGATCGCGACATCGACGACGCAAGAATAAAAGGCGGCGACAAAGTTAAGTGGGCTATAGCTGGCACGCTTGGCGGCGGTGCTGCCCTGTATGTTCTACAGCTAGCGCTTGAGAGGGCGATAGGCTAGACATATCGTTGAGCGACCCACGGGCCGTTGACCGATGTGAATGCGGAATTTCGGGCTAACCTAACGTGTCAGGCTGGGACAATATTTTGTCCGCTGAAGTCCGATATGTTCGCCATACGCATTGGCGCTTGATGCTTATGAAAAAAGTGCGATGATTGCCCTTTGGTTAAAGGGCATTGGGCATGGACATGAAAAGCGCTACGGTTGATCTTGATGTAATTCGAACAGCAAGGGATCTTTGCAGTCTCATTGAGCGAGCTGAGTTTGCTTGTACGTACACTAAAGGAGAGGCTGCTAGGCTTTCAGATGAAGTTCTTGCAGGCCTTATGGCAATGTTTCCTGATAATAAATAATCAGTATTCATCCGAATGGGTTCTGAGCGTATTCCGGCCATTGGTTAGAAGCGCAATTCTAATCCTCAGGTCCCATCCGGATGTGTTCTCGCAAGAGGCTACGACCCGTAAGTCTAGGTGAATGTAGGGCATGTAGCGGTTTTCTCCTAGCCGGTTAGCTACCGAACCAGCACATCACCCCGCCTTGCCTAACGGATTGCGAGTACGCGGTCGGCCTGGCGGCGGGGTTATTTAGGGAGGCGGAGATGAAGGTAGATAGATTTCCTGATAGGACTCGCGTTGCGGTCACTATGCGGTCAAATGGGAAGACCTACAGAGAAATTGCTAGCGCGCTAGCAGTTAGCGTTACCAGAGCAATGCAAATAATTAAGAGAGAAGAGACGAGAGATGCTGATAGGAATTCGACCAACCCTCTCGACCACATGAGTGTCAGGAACGCCAACCGAGTTAGATCGGGCAAGCTCGTCCGCACTCAATAGATCGGCAGAAAACTAATCACAAGGCTCGCTACGGTGGGCCTTTTTTGTGGGGCATCTCATGCCAGTCCGACCGGCCAGGCATAAGGCATCCAGCGCCACCACACGGCAGCACATCGTTGCACAGGACGAGCGCAAGAGTGCGGCAAGGCGCGGGTACGGCCACAAGTGGCGGCAAGCTCGTCTAGGTTACTTGGCCAAGCACCCGCTGTGCGTTCACTGTGAGAGCAAGGGATTTGTTACAGCAGCTAATGAGCTTGACCACATCACGCCCCATAAGGGTGATATGGCCTTGTTCTGGGATAGCGACAACTGGCAACCACTCTGCAAGCGCTGCCACTCTACTAAGACAGCGGCAGAGGACGGCGGCTTCGGGCGATACTCTAAAAGCTCCTGACCGGCCTTAGATGCAGGGCAACGTCTGGGTGATCCGTGTTGACGCATACCGAGCTTGATCCTGTGCGTATGCTGAACGTCCACATCAAGGCGATTGGTTGACCTGCCCTACTACAGTCTGACGATGTGAGGTAGGACGCAACCATTGAGGCGTTAGGGAATTGGCTGCTTAGTATTGCTGGCTCCGCATCGGCGCTTCCGCTGCACCCGTTCATAGTTGTGAAGTAATCAGGCGCACCACCTGAGCAATAGACAAGAGACTTTAGCTGCTCCTTGGTAGGCACAGACATACTCGCCGCTGATGCAGCCGCCTGACCCTGTGATGTGTTAACCCTTGCAGCAGTGCCAAGGCATGACCAGGTAGGTAAGTCCCACGTCTGACCATGCAGGCACCTGCTCCACTCTAGGTTAGTTGTTAGGTCGCGCACGTACTCAGAGTTGGCACCCGCTGACTGATAGCGAGGGATAACAACCACAACATTGCTAGGCTGGCTCTCAACGCCGTCTATGGTCGCAGTCACAGCAAAGTGATACACGGGCGACACATCGACAAGGGCCAGCGTGTAAGGCGTCGAGACATCAGCAACAAGCGTGCCGCCTTGATAGGCCGCATAACTCTCAACGTCCATATCAATCTCTTCTGCGTAATACAGATCGTGGCTATCCGCTCCGGCAGTAGGTTGCCAGCTTAGATCAACACTCATGCCCGATAGGCTCGCACTTAACTGAGTGGGCGCGTCCGTTGGTGGCTTAACACTAAGCAATGCGTCTGATGATGATGAGCCGCCACCACCACAGCCTGTTACGAGTAACGCACCGATAAGAGCGATGTGTCTGTGGTCTATCATAGAGCCTCCTGAGCTGATTTAAATTGACGTGATGCTAATGGGCGTCTCGCTTATTTCCACAGTAAGGGAGGGGGTACATCGAAGTCTAGAGGGCTTAGTTCTGTAGACAGATCGGAAGAGCACACGTCTGAACTCCAGTCACCGATGTATCTCGTATGCCGTCTTCTGCTTGAAAAAAAAAACAGAAGATGATACTGCCTTAAACATGTCCTCCTCATAAAAACTCATGATGACCGCCTCAACTCACCGGCTTATGTGAAGTCTCCTTCAGACGATGACCCGTATATATCAGTAAGCCACTCTGTCGGTGAT